TGCGCTGATCTCCCTGGCTCGCCGGTGTAGTGGCGATGCCAATAAGAGGTCGCTCCGTTTCGTTGAAACTACGCTTAAGAGGACCAACGCAAGGTTGGTCTAAGAGCGGTTGGTTAGGAATGAAGAGTAAGAGTTTCGCTTCGCTTCTATGCCTTCGGCATTAAGACCAAAGGTGTTCCTTAATTGATCTGTGTACGTTGTTTTAGGTCTATTGTTCAACCAGTAGTAATGCTCAAACATTGCTGTTCTTAGATTTTGAGCAGTTATTGATTTGTCGGTTTCGAATTTCCTTATGATCTGGTTGATATGTTCCATTTTTAGTCCCGTTTTTTTAGTTTTTGATGACTTGGTGTCATCTAGCCAGTTAACAACAAGGTATACACTGGCTATTTATTTTTTACAAGTAAAAAAAAGGGCTCCAAATGGAGCCCTATTGAGGAAGCTAAGCTTCTGGTGGAGTTTCCTCCGGAGGTGGCGAAGGTTCAGCCTGCTGTTGTGTCTGTGTTCCGTTCTGCTGCCGTTCTACAGCATCTATGTTGGAGGGTGTACGCTTCCCTGGAGGAAGCTGTGTGCCGCGCTGTGCGAGCGCTG